CACCACCATAGACTCAGAAGCTGATCCCGCCATAGCTCGTATATTAGATGGTACGTACTTGGGTACTTGTGATGTTATCTCTTCAGCTTCAAATACTTCCGTGTTGTTATCTACAAAGTATTCAAATACTCCTTCGTACTGTCCCCTATTAAATGGGAAGTATATATAACTACCTAGAGCTAATGGAGCAACACCATCTGTTATATCGTACTCAGTAACAGGAGATATGGCTACCGTCTTAGGACTGAGTATATCTGCTCCACGTAATACAAACTGTGATTGCTTACTGAATAACATCAACTTCTCCTGGAATGGCAATGCGTGTTGAAGAACAGCTACCTTTGTATGGCTGAGTCCTACATCTATCGGTGCACTGTCTAGTAGTTGTTGTGTGGTTGTACGGAAGAAGTTAAAGTATTCATCTGCTTCACTAAATACAACAGCAGTGTCCGTAAGGAATCCTAAACGGTTCTTAAAGAAAAATACATCATTGATGGTACTGCCTACAAAAGATGGAAAGGGATTAGTAAAATCATCACCCGCTTGTCTACTACGCCATCCTACTTCATTCGGGGCTTCTACTGTATCAAACTGATCTTCCTCTGGTGATTGTAGCTTGAAGTTTCCATTAGCCAGTCTAACAAGAGTGAGGGGCATCGTCCTGTATTCAAGATTAGTTTCGATAGATTCTAATACCTCCGTCTCACTTTCGTCCTTCTTCCACCCTACAGTTTCTATCCACGACCCTTCTCCGAAGTTAGAACCGTCCTTTACTTTAAACCTTACATAGTAATCGTCTTGGTCTATGTCAGCGTCTCCCTTTATTTTTATCGTGAAGTTATTGAAGCAACTCTTTGGAAGATCAACAATACTATCTACCTCTTTATATGCTAGACCGAGTCCTTGATTAGCTAAACCATCCTCTACTCTTATACGAAAGTCTCTGTTTCCCGGTCTTACTTTTATAACAGAACCTTCTCGTTCAATCGTGAAAGCGTCAAATGTTTGTGTAGATACTGTGTATGTCGGATTAACTGGGGTTTGGAACTCTCCTGCGATTGCCCTTATCCATGTTGCTATGTTTTTACTCCAAAAAGCAATGAAAGTAACCGTTATTGGGTACGTGGCTTGATCACTGTTATAGTGACTACCGTTGTGTATCATAGAGGTGCTGACAACTTCACCGTTTAAATTAATTGTAGCTGTCCCGTTTGCACTTGTGTTAACAACACCTCCAACCGTTTGACTAACCGAAAAGAATAACTTAATATCATTAGCACGAACAGCTTCTGTATTAGTGGGTACTAACCAACCACTACCGCCGTTAGTAATATTAACAGCAGATATACCTGTTGTGTTTGCAGTAGTGCCGAACTCTTCCGTTATACATTCGTATAAGTCTTTTGCTATGTATTCTGTATCAGCATATTTACCAGCACCTGTTCCAGAACTAGGTCCACTAATATATGTAGCTGGTTGGTGACTGTGGTGTGTATATGAATGCGGATTGGTGGAAATAGTAGAGGCTAACGGTACTAATTTATCATTTATATATACACTGTATCCTTTCTCGTAGTCTCCTAACTTTACACTTATTAACGCTTCCTTATCAGGAACAGCACTTAACTTGTTAGCGTTCTTCTCGACCACCATGTTCTTATTAACTAGGAATGTATAGTCAGCTACTGTTAAAGCTCGTAGGTCTTTCAGTGGGTTTGTTACTGCTGTACTGGCTGATCCGCCTAAGCTGAGATAACGCTGTGCAATAGATGTAGTCTCTACTGTTATATTACTACCTGTACCTAAATCAATAACACCTACTCCACCCAACGATACCTGCACACAGTACTTGTTTTGCTCATCCCTCTTTACGAAATGTGTAAACAGATTCTTTTGGTTAGCGTCACTTACAACACTGTCGTTAAACTCATTTACCCATCTTGTATTCGGACGCTTTACTAAGCCTTCCACAACAGTTGACCAAGCATTTATTTGTTCGTCACACTGTCCGGGATAACGAAGATTGTCAGGTTGTTGAGATACCCCTTGTGCGAGGTTCGGTACGCTTGTTACTAACAGAGGCATATCTACTATCTATCTAAAACTCTAAGTACGCTGTAGTCATCAAAGATAGTACGATCAGCGTTCTCTGAGTCGCTATCAATAGCACGGGCTTTCGCTTCTACTTCCTCTCTCAAAGTAAATCCTTCAATCTCACGATTACCGATGAATCGATTAGCGAAAATCCTAGCTGACTTTACCGTGACATAATGTCTGATTTGTTCTGGTAAGTCTTCAAATTCCAATTCAAAAGTTATGATGCCCTTTACGCTCTTTGCCCACACCTCAGTATGGTTCTTTCTATCGTAAAGTTTTAATCCACGTTGCACAGGGTCTGTGTCTGTATATAACAAAGGATCGAGGTCAAACTTCAAAGTGTTGTCGGGGAGTGTGATCTTACTGGTATTGCTATCAGGAGTAAGTTCAAAATCATATTCTGTATTGCAGTGCCAACCCTCCGACTGTACGGCTCTGCTTGTTTCATTTAATGTAGATATGGCTTGTATAGCTGTGATCGGTAAACTTGTACCTGTGATCGTATTGACGGGTGATTCTCCGATGACACTAATCATCGTGTTGATAGCTTCCAGTTTCGTCGTCAGTGCCATAGCTTATGTAATGATAAATATATATAAAAATACTCAGTGGAGGGGAGCGGAACGAATCCAGACCTCCCCAACACCGAGAGAAACAATGTTACTTCTGTAACTCGATGCAACACTCAGGACGGAGAACTCCGTGACCCATAGCGTATTTTGCAACGAACAACGTTCCTTGACGCTCAATCTGATATTCAGACTCAGTAGCCAAGTCGAGAAGTTTTACAGTACCAACAGCAGCGGAGTGTCCAACAATACCAAGAGTATTAGTGAAGTTTCCGTTGTATCCTGCTCCATTAACTCCGAATACATCATTGTTAGATGAACCGTCTCCAGTAGCATCTGCACTGAGATCAGTGGATGGAATGTGGTTGGACTTGTAGATAGTAATACCTGCAACTTGTGGAATTGATCCAGAAGCAATACTTCCTAAACCTCCGACGTCTTTATTGACAGCAGAAGTAGAGATAGCCAATGCACCAGCACCGCCAGTGATTAACTTGTAGTACTCTTGAGGACGAATGACAGCAAAACGACCGTCACTAGGAACGTCATTTTCGTCAAGCTTCTGAGCAGCAGTGAACAAAGCAGCAGTTAATTCTGCACCTGTAGGATCGGTGTTGTCAGCGTCATCAGCTGAGTCGGCACCTGTTCCCATTGCGTTAGCAGAAACATCAAGGATGCCTCCAACTTTACCGCCAGTTACAACAGCCGAAGCACGAGCAGCAGCCAAGAATACTTTAGCAAGAGCAGTATCGAAACGGACGGCAAGAGCTTTACCCAACTCGTTAGCGTAAACGCTGCGGATGTCGTAGTGATTCTTTACGTCGTCGATGTTAGCCAAGAAAGTAGAAGCAACAAGCATCTTATCGATGTTGATGATTTGTTCAGCTTTCTTGATGTCGCTGAGGTAGCTGTTTCCACCGTCGGCAATGTTTTCGCCGGGAGTGTGGTACGAAGCGGAAGCGATGCCAGTTACTGGGAACTGTGCAGACTTACCACTTTCGATAGTTCTGATTGTGTGTAGAGGCTTAAATACGTTGCTCTCTTCAAAGGTCTGCAGAATTTCTCCGCTGAACTTTTTAAGAAACAAGGCATCAGTATCGCCAGCCGAATTGACCTGACCTACACGACTTGGGGATGTATCTCCATTTGCCATAATATATGATCTCCTATGTTAATTGTGTGAATGTGTGATTATGATTACCGTTTGACTTTCACTTCTTTCGTCTTCACAGGATTGTCCGCCGCAGCGGGTCGAGGGACTAGTTGTTGCTAGTTGTCGATTAAATTTATTTATTAGTAAAGCGGAAAAATGCTTGACTGTCAACCCCTTCGACCACTCGGACCGAAGTAAAAACCTAAGATACAAGGCAAT